GCGATCAGAAGATTCTGTTTCAAAAATCTCCTTCGTCTCTTCACCGTACTTCGCATACTCTAAACCAAATAGAGCGTTCAGACCGGGGAGGAGTTCTTTCAGTAATTGGGCGCGTGAAATTGCCATTTTATACTACTCCTTATACGCCAGTTGCGTTTTGATACTGGTGCATACCCCAGTTCCACTTCACGATAACTTCTACGAAAGCATCAGCGCCAGTAGCCGTTTCGGGCACTACGTCAATGATTCGGATAGGTTGTGTGTTCGTGGTAGCTGTAGTAGAGCTGATAGAGATTTTAGAATCCCCAGTAGCAGTACTTCCAGCGGTCTGGATGAGCACAGAGTTATTACCTACGGCGGTGCGAGCCACGGTAGCGATGTTTGCAGTGCCAGCAGCAGTTACTGCGACCTTGAACAACGCGTCGGGATCGTCCACAACGAAAGCAACGATATCACTAGCAACAGTGCCAGTGGGATAATATTGACTGAATAGTTGATACCCAAGCGCAGGGCTTGTGTAAGAACAGCCAACAAAAACGCCAACGGGGGTGGCCGTAGCAGTACCAGTGTCTTTCTGGATAGTACCGTCATTGATTAGCTTTACAACATCACCGTTGAAGATGTTTGCTGCATAGCCAGAAGCAATGGGGAACTGTCGAGTAGCACCAGCAAATACCCTACCACCGACCAAATTGACCGGCTTCAACCCGTAAGGGGCTGATACAGTTGGATAAGCCATTAGAGACTCCTCAAATTAAAGTTTAAGTTCCTTTACCAAAAGTAACCCTTGTTTTCCGCTCATTGAATAGCGGCATACGCGGGTCGTTTTCTCTCATGAGGTTATTATCTACTGAATGAATCTGGGCATCATTTTGTTGTTCATAATGCGCGTTCCGTTCTTGTGATAATTCTTCAGGAGCTTTGCATAGCATTAAACCACCAATTACAACGTTATCTTTAAATCGCTCGTTTTCCACGGTGACCATTGTAATTTCTGGGTGATCTTCTGCTCTGACAGGCTCCCAACCTTCACGGAGTTTAGAAGAAACGTTAGTGGCATCAACTTGCCCTTGAGTGCTTACGCGTACCCATTTAAATTCGTACCCAGCTTCAGGTGTTGGTGAAGGCAAAACTTCTGGCCTTTTCCAAGCTCGTTTGCGGGTCGTTTTCTCACGGGTGGTTTGCTCTCGATCTAGTCTGTTTTGAGCCATTATTGTTTCCTCATGTCTATAGCAACCTGTTTGGCGTATTGTTCTGGTGTAAGCCCTAACCGTTTGGCGACTGCCACTTGTGTTTGCGTTAACCTAATTTTCTTAGGGGCTGTGCTCCGCGTTGCGGGTGCAACCACATTTGATTGTCGTTTAGGCTTTTGGGCCTCTATTTCACCAACATCCTCGAATTGATCGGGGAATATTTGTCGCATACGAGAATCTATTTTCTCGTAGTATTCCTCAGTTTGCGGGTTAATACCCTCTTTGACAAGTTTATTATGCAACCCCAGCGCAAAACTTGTCATTTCGTCGTCTTGTCCGAACCACGTATTGGACGATGCCCAATCGTTAGCCCGTTCGTCAACAATAGGTGCTGGGGTGAATTGTTCTTCACTTTGTTCTGTTTGTACCTCAGTTTCCTGAGATTGTAAAGCGGGGCTTGCAAGGTTATTTAACCGGTCAGCTTTTATTTTAGCGTTGGTTAGTTTCTCTTGTGCTTCTAACAGTTTATCAGCGTCACCTGCTTCATACGCCAGTTTATAAGCGCGTTTAGCAAGTATCGCTTCACCTGCAGCCGTGCGTTTAGCCTGCTCTAAAAGGGCTTCTTGGTTCTTATCGACTGTACCTTTAAGTCTTTTATTCTCGTCAACAAGCTGTTGAGCCACTCTTTCAAGTTCTTGCCGTTCACGTAACGCTGCTTCTTTCGCTCTACGTTCGTCATGGTAACCCTTGCTAAAATGACGGATTCGGTTCCGTACTTTATCAGAGTACTCTTCAAGCTCCTCATCAGTAACTTCCGCTGGTGGTTCAGCAGGCTTACGGTTTCGGTCAGCTTTGGGTGTGTCGTCAACAACTTCAACTTCAAGATCATCTTCTACCGCTTCCTCAACTACGGGTTCACGTTCAGGTTTAGTCTGTGGGCTACCCGACAGATCAATTTCAATAGCACTAGAACCTTCTATTTCGATATCTGTGCTTGTTTCTTCTTCATGCGGAAAACTAAATTCTACTTTTTGAAATGGCATAGTAAGCTCCTTATGCTCGCGTGATACCACGAGGATCGGCTACAAGAGCCTCAATAGAGTCATCGTTCATCAAACGATACTCAACCCCACCAACTTTAAACCGAGTGCCCGTATTCATACGGAACATCACATAATCCCCCGGCTTACACCACGGGCCTGTCGGGAACCGTTCTTCGTCAGAATAGGCTTGGTCACCCATATCCAACACAAGTCCGATAATTGACATAATGTGTTCTTGGCTCATTGTCGTTGTAGATTTAAGCAGCCCAGTCTCACCGAACGTCTCTTCTACTTGTGGTAACGCAACCAATACCCTATATCCTACGGGTTTGGGTAACTGTGCCTCTATCTCTTCTGGGGTTAGCATCTCTTCAGGAGCTAACTTTTCTATTACTTCACTCATCGTATTCTTCCATATTGCGCGAGAGGTCTTCTACGTATCCGATACAGGTTTCGAGACCCCGAACCATACCTGTAACTTCCTTGTACTGGGCAAAGTCTTTAACTCCTCCCTTACCAAGAAACTGTAGTGCAGAGGCTTTATCTTCCTCGAATTTATCTTTAAGCACGTCTAAGACGGTTTTAGCCATTACTGACCCTTATTTTGTTGTTCGATAAGCCTAAGTAAGTCTAGACTGAGTTTATCTTGCGATTCGGTAGTTGATTTAGCCAGCTTCAACCCGTCTTTCTGGGCTCCCAACGTAAGTTCTTCTTTGTCAAGTTGCAGTCGTTTCGTAGCAATAGCCGAATCAATAGCTTCTTTCTGCGACCTGCGCTGCTCTTCAGACATACGGATCTGGATATCTGCAGCGTTTTTCTGGGCTTTAAGCTGTACTTCTTGCTCTTTGATCGCCACTTCTTTCTGCTGTAGCTGGAATATGGGGTCTTGGGCTTGTTGCTGTGCTTGCGCTTGCGCCTGTTTCTGTTGATTAGCTTGACTGAGTTGTGCCCCTGCTTTCGCCATAAGCTGTGCCAACGTTACTTCGATCTCTTCAGGCAGCTCTTCGTTGGGTGGTGGTAAGTCTGCACCCAGTTGTTCTTCTATCTGCGCCCGATACTGGAACCCTAGATGTTGCGCTAAGTGCGCTTGCAGAGCAGCCATAATCGCCTGTCCCTGTGGGTTTTGACCAATCATCTGGGCCACCATAGGGTCTTGCATAAACGCTTGGTGGGTCGCTATGTGCGCTTGGTGATCTTGGTAAATAAACGCTTTGAGCGGCTTGCCAACCAACGCATCCATGTTTTCACTAACGGGGTCAGTAGGCTTGAGATCGTCTTGAGTCGGAACTAACTTATCCGCATTCTTAACGCCCAATACCTCGATCATCTGTCTGTGTAGCTGTGGCAGGTCATAGATTTGTGGGGCGCTTTGCGCCATCTGCAACACCGCTTGGTACTGGACAACTCGCTGGGCCATCGTTGACGAGTTAGGATCACTGACAGGGATCACGTCCACCATCATGTAGTCCGCTACCCGTGCACTGACCTCGCCCCGCATGGGGATATAATCGTACTCAGTGGGTGCATACTCCGCCATCAACGCTTTGAGCATCTTGAACTCTTGCTTCATCGCGTAATGGACACGAGCCTGTACCGCAGCCATAGGCTTAAGCGTACGTTCTAACAGCGCCAGCGTAGTTCCTACCGGAGCGTTAGCCGACATGTCAGAGATGTTCATATCACTGATCGCCCCTAACCGGCGGCCTTCAGTGGTAATTTGGTTGAGTAGCGCAAGTAAGGTTTGACTTGGCTCTTTGTACGGAAGCGGCATGATATTGTCACGAATGCTTCCAGACGGTACATCCACGTCCTTCCATTCCCCCGGCTCGATGGGTGAATCATCACCTTTGATCCGCAAGCCGCGAGACTTTAACCCACCGGGAAGATTAGATAGCGTGCCAGCATCAACCAACTGACGAATAAGTGAGGTACCCGCACGAGCGTACCCACCAATAATGTGGATCAAACCAAGGCCGTAGAACCCAAACCCCGGTACGTAGACGTAGTGTACAAAGTGCTGACGCTTCAACATCAGCGGATCTTCTTCGCTCCAGTTACGTCGGATCGCTAAAACGTTGTTCGTACCACGTTCAATCGTGACAACGTAAGGCTTTGCAATCTCGTCATCGTCCTCGTCAATACCATCAATAACGAGATCCGCATGTACTTCGTATATCGCATAGCGATCATCGTCAGTGATAGAGTAACCGCCGTCTTCTGCCTTCCTCTTCTCGATATCTGTATGGAACGGCTGTGGCTCACCAAGCTCTACTTCTCTGTAAAACCCCATCGCTTGGAGCTTCTTCATCTCGTTCTTGGTCTTCCGCATGACGTGTGTGACACGCTCTGCAGTCTCAATATGGGACGCACCGTAGGGTACAATCACATCTTCCGCAGGGATATAGATGGCTACCTGTCGTCCCAAACTGGGATCGTAATACACCTTCTTGAACGCCGAACCCGCTAGTCCTAGGCTGTATAGCAACCGCTCGTGTTCGGGTCGATACTCAACCATGCGCTCAGTCAGCTCATAGTTCATATCTGCTTTTACCCTATCAGCAGCTTCGGCTTTGTCTGGTGTTTCCTCTCCGAGTATCTTTACACGTACAGGGCCAGCGGCTGGGAAAGTCTCGCTCATCGTCTCTGCTTGGAAACGTATCGCGGCTTCGGCCAGTACAGTAGAGTAAACCCCGCAGGCACCTTCCCACGGGTCTGTGCGCTCTTCGTACTTGAACCCTAATACGTCAAGTCCTTTGACAAACGTATCAGCCCAATCTTTTCGGCTATCAACGTCAGAGTCGATAAGCCCAATCAAATCCTGTGCGAGTCCTTGTAACTCACTATCCTCTAATGCTTCTGCAAGGTTGGCATCGAACGACATTAAATCTGCTTCATCAGCATCAGGGATCAGCGTGATCTCCATACTACCGTCAGACAATGTAATGCTTTCAGGATCGACGATCTCGATCTCTAATGCTTCTCCTAGCCCACCTTCCAACAAATCGTCGTCCATCATCTCGCCTTCGAGTAGGTCATCGATGCCTTCTGGTGCCGCGTACAAACCTTTTTCAATTGCCATAATTTATGCTCTCAGTAATACCCGCCACGTCGTTGTTTGAAGTAACGTATGTCATCAGGTTCATCAGTTGGTAAGCGTATAAACCCACCCTGCCTAAAACGCATCAGTGCCATAACAGTCGAATCCACCAAGTCATCATGGCTCATAAACGGAAATCCAGCAATCTCTTCAACTACTTCTTCTGCCCAACGCGTTTCGGGTATCCATACAATCCCAGATGCTACAATATCAGCAACAGAATTTAAACGCGCTAATTTATCCCCCGACCCTCTGTGTGGTGTGAACTCCTGCACTGGTAGTCCCATACGCCGCATCTCTTGATACAACGCAGTGCCTGAACTTTTCTTCTCAACAATAAACGCATCGGGTTCCCAGTCGGCATACTCTTCCATCGCCAACTCTTTCAACTCAGGGAACTCTAACCGTTTCTTGATACTGTTGAGCAGGATAATATTATACGCATCCGCTTCTGTGTTAAAGAACACACCCCACGTTGTCAGCGCCGTATAGTCCGCACGGTTATGCTTTTCTGCTGCAGAGTCGAGCGCCATGATGATGTACTCGCAGTCGGGTGGATCTTCCTTATCCCAATGTGACCACCACTCACGCTTAATGAGTGCAGCTTCTTCTGCCGTAGGTTCTTGTTGGTACTGGGCGTTCCACTGAAACACCGGCATCGACGCCTTAGTCCGTAGCAAAGCCTCTAAGTCAAAGAACTCGGGCCACAGCGGTTTTTGTACTGACAACCCTGTTTCTTTGTCTGTTGTATCTAAAATGGCGGGGAACTCAATAACCTCGAACTCATCAGCCCGTTCGTTCTGCCCCATATCCCGCACCACACGCCCTGTCAGATCATCCATGTGCCATCGAGTCTGGATAATCGCTACCCGTCCCCCCGGCATCAAACGTGTTCGTGCACCGAACGTATACCATTCGTAGGCTTTCTCAAACACCGAGAAGTTGCCGTTGATTACGTCTTGCTCTGAGTGCGGATCATCTACCAAAAGCAGGTCAGCACCACGTCCAGCAAGGGCTGAACCGACACCGCAAGCATAGTACTCACCCCCTACGCTGGTGTTCCACCGACCCGCAGACTTGGAATCTGAAGCTAGATTGACGGTAGGGAAGATCGATTTATACGCATCTACAGCGATCAAATTACGTACTTTTCGACCAAAATCTACAGCCAAATCGGTGGTATGTGACACCATCATGACCTTTTTATTGGGGTTCCGCCCCAAGAACCACGCTGGAAAGAATATAGACACTAGTTGTGATTTTCCGTGGCGGGGCGGAATGTTTACGCAGATACGGTCTTTATCCCCTTGCTCGATTGCCATGAGCATATCTGCGAGAATGCGATGGTGCTTACCTACAATGTAGTCCGACTGCATCGCCTTACAAAATTCTATTAAATCATCGTACGCTAACTTGTTTTTCTTACGGTTGTCCAATTCATCAACGAGTTTGTCTATCTCTAGCACCTCGTCAGGGGTGTACTCGTCAAGATTATCCAACATGACTTGGATTTCTTCTTCAGTAAAGTCTAAAGCGACCTCACTCATCGTCGTACTCCGGTTCTTCTGCGCCTAACCACCCCGCATGTAGGGGTTTTTTGTTTGGTTCTTCAGGTTCTTCGGGTTTTAAACCCAATGCTGCGTCCACGTCAATGACTTCCCCGTCCAAAACTATGGGAGCATTCAGTGCTTCGGGTGGATTTACCAATTTTTCTAGCTTCTGACGCAGTTTTGCTCGTAAATCGTCAGTTGATTGGTGCGTAATCGTCACCTCTGACTTCTCTGCAAACAAACTAACGTCTGATATCTTACCCAACAGCTCTAGTGCGCGGATTCTTACCCGTGGGTCTGGGTTCTCTGACTCAAGTAATAGCTTGTTGGTGACTAGGTGTCGTATCTGGGTCGCACTTTCGGCAACAGACTGCCCAAACTCTTGGAGTATGTTGTTTGTCAAGATCAAAGACGCAGGGGTCATCTTAGCAACACGCGTATTACTCACCTTCTTAGAAGTTTTTTCGGGGTTTTCCGCGTATTCGACTGCTAAACCAGCAGCTACATCTCGGTCTTCGTTGTTAGGCGTTACGTCTAACCCGTTATCTGCAAGCAGCAACGCTGTGTTGCACGCAGCTTCTGCCCGTTGACGCAAATCTGCATAGGACATGTTTACAGATAGAGGCACACCGACTTCTGAATCGAGCACTATGGTCATAAATGTACGCAGGTTGTTAACCGTTACCGCAAATGTACACTAAAAATAATTTTTTGCAACATTAAGTTGGGACTCCTACCGGGGGGTGTTCCCTGTATGAGGGGGGTAGGGGTCTAGCAGGAACAAGTTAGGGGGTGCCCAACTCAAAAAATAGCTGAGTATTCGAGTAAATTAGTAATACTAAGAGATGTGTGGAGTCCCACAGCAGTGAAGGGGGGTCGGGGGTAGGTGGGGTCAAGGCCAGATCCATTGTTAGGGACGTCCCTAACATACCATTATTTACCATTATCGACCATCTCTTGACATTATCGGTCAGATATGGATAATAAGTTACCAGCAGGCAAGCATACCGCGAGCCGCTAAAACTGGAGATATAAAACATGACTAAGAAAATCATATGCAACGCAACAGCAGCATCAATCTTAACGAACTATATGGCGGCACATACTGCGGTCGAGCAGAAAAAGGGCGACTACGAAAACCAGCTATTTGATAAGGGGTGGCGCTCGATCCATTTCGTCTCACCCAAGAATGGCGGGGGCTTCGACCAAGCATCTTGGGACGCCATGATTACCGGCCTAATCAACGGGTTACCCGACGGCGACAAGCGATTGTTCTTGGTTGATGTCAAGGCATTGTCACCCGAGGAAAAGGATCGCAAGCGCAAGGTCCGCCAAGGCACCATCGGCGGCCGCATAACTGACCTCAAGGCCGCCATGACGCGACGAGAGATCGATGCCGGTGAGATTGAACCCGAGCAGAAAGAGACCAAGACCAGCGCGGAGAAAATCATCGCGGCACTCAAGACCATCGCCAACACTGCGCGAAAGGATGAGACCCCCGAGTATGATCCGAGCCAGCTTATCAAATCGGTTGCTCACACGATGTCGCTCATCGGGTCAGATGAGGATCTTCGAGCCATCATCGAAGGCTAAACCTACGGCCCCCCGAAAGGGGGGCATATTTTTAATGTTAGGGAATCCCTAACAAATTAGGAGCAAGAAAATGGTATATCTTAAAAAAGCAAGCAATCCAATATTTCACGGTAACGGTTTAGGCACTACCACAGCGGGATGGGTTGTAAAAGGTTCCGAGCATATCGCGGTTCGCCAGCTTGGCACCACTTGGGTTGCAATTGACACCACACAAGACGGCGAAACAATAGCGACCGCGTTTGGTCGCCACACCCTTATCGCCAAACTTTCAATGTTAGGGATTTCCCAAACCAACTAACCCACCTTCCCCGCTTCGGCGGGGTTGATACC